CGTCTAATTTAAAATACCAAACAATGTTAGATAGCGTACAAGGACGTGGACCTTGTTTGGCATTTTTACCATTTTGTTCTTTACCAGAATTAGAGGGTTGTATTGTAACTTGGGATTTTATGGAAACAATACACAGCAGATCATATACTTACATTATAAAAAATCTATATGCAAACCCTGGTGAAATCTTTGATACAATTATAGAAGATAAAAAGATTGAAGAACGTGCTGAGTCAGTAACTAAATGTTATGATGATTTAATTGAAATGGGTTACAAGTATCAATTGACACCTGATAAAGTTGATATGTATGAATTAAAGAAAAGATTATGGAAGGCTTTAGTTACAGTAAACATATTAGAGGGTTTAAGATTCTATGTATCATTTGCTTGTAGTTTTGCTTTTGGTGAATTAAAACTATTAGAAGGTTCAGCAAAGATTATTTCTTTTATTGCCAGAGATGAAAGTCAACACTTAGCAGTATCACAAAGAATAATTAACAATTATAAAGATGTAGAAAACGATAAGGTAATGTTAAAAGTAATTAAAGATACAGAAAAAGAAGTTTATAAAATGTATGATGATGCTGTCAATTCAGAAAAACAATGGGCGACTTATTTGTTTTCACAAGGTTCAATGATAGGTTTATCAGAAAAACTTTTACACCAGTTTGTAGAATATATGGCCAATAGACGTATGAAGGCCATTGGTTTAGATCCTGTTTATGATACTAAAGTGAATCCATTACCTTGGGTAGATCATTGGTTAAATAGCAGGTCAATGCAGAATGCTCCACAAGAAACAGAAATTGAAAGTTATGTGATTGGTGGTATTAAACAAGATGTTAAAAAAGATCAATTTAAAAAGTTTAAACTATAATGATTACTAAGCAAACAAAAACTTGTCCTTCCTGTCAAACTAAATATGTAATAGCGTGGAACAATGAGATACACGAAACGACACCTATTACGTGTCCTTTTTGTGCTCACGAAATAGATGAGGAAGTTAGTGAAACAGATAACGATAGTTGGGATTGATTTTAGTTTAAACTCACCGGCCATTTGCGTCAGCACAGGTAGTTTTAAATTTGAAGATTGTAAATTCTTTTACCTTACAAGTAAAAAGAAACACATAGGTCATATGATGAAAAATATATTAGGTACTGAACATACTGAATATAAAAATCCCATAGAACGATTTGAAAATCTATCTAGTTGGGCATTATCAATCATAAACAAACTAATAGACCCACAAATTTTTATTGAAGGATATTCTTTTGGCAGTAAAGGCCAAGCGGTATTTCAAATTGCAGAAAATGGTGGCATATTAAAGTATAGACTAAAAGAATATAATTATAGAATATTAGTACCAAGTGTTATTAAAAAATTTGCCACAGGTAAAGGTAACGCAGATAAACAGAAGATGTATGACCAGTTTACAAAAGATACTGGAACAAATATGATGAAAGTTTTTGATATACCTACACTTAACAATCCAATAACAGATTTAGTAGATGCTTATTATATAGCCAAAAAAGGTTATTATGAAAGTAAAATATGTGGTGATAAATGAAAATAGCAATAGTAACATCATTAAATAAACAGTTATACGAGTATTACGCCTTTAGATTTTTGCAAACCTATAACTGGCCATTTGATTGTTATATTTACCACGAGGGTTGGATTCCTGAAATTAATCCAATGCGTGATAATATATTTTATAGAAACATACACGAAACAAATCCTACTTTAAAACAATTCATAGAAAGAAATGAAAAACGAAATCAGTTTAGTACCGTAAAAGGTGACACTAGTAAAATAATATATGGTATGGATTTTATTAAAGATGCCATTAGATTTAGTTATAAAGTATATGCCAAGACTCATTTAATGATGGAAAACAAATATGATTATGTATTTTGGATTGATGCTGATGTAGTATTTAAGAAAACAATTACAGAACAAGAGATAATACAAAAAATATTACCAGTTGACTATACAATATGTTACTTGGACAGGCCAGAACCACCAAGATATCCTGAATGTGGTTTTGTAGGTTATAATTTAACAAACAAACATACACAAAACTTTGTAGAAAAATTAAGAGAATATTATGAAACAGATTTATTATTTAAAGAAGAACAATGGCACGACAGTTATGTATGGAATAAAGTAAGGGAAAAGTATTTGTCAGGACAACCACAATATAATTTAACAGGAATAAGAAAAGACGGACACGTTTGGTCTGTATCTAAATTAGCTGAATACACTACTCATCTAAAAGGTAAAATAAAGAAAGATGCAGGCAAAGATGACACAGATAAATAGGTAAGGAGAATAATTATGTGGCCAAAATATGTAGTTAAAGATAATTTTTTAACAGAAAAACATTTTAATTTAATAAAAAATATTTCATTTGACACAAAACCTGATGAGTGGGACATTTATAAACATAAAATTTATAATGATGGTAAAGTAGAAATAGATTTTGCAAGCTCAAGTAAAAAAGAAGGTAATTCTCCATTATCAGAAAAAGATATAAAAGATATACACGAAACTTATCACAATTATATGTGGTCTTGTTTAGAAGAATTAGATAGTGAAAAATTAAAACATTATTGGTACACAGAATTAAATGTGGTAAATAATGGTAGAGATTATTTGTTTCCTATTCATAGTGATAGCAGAGATAAATTATTAAGTGTAGTAATATACATTTCTCCTGAAAAAAATGAAGGCACTTGGTTATATGAAGATAAAAGTGGAAAAAATCCAAAACAAATAGAGTGGCAACCCAATAGAGCATTTATTTTTAGTAGAACGGATAATACTTGGCATAGTTACAAAGCTGATGGTATCAATAACAGATTGGCGTTAGTATATAATTTAAGATCAGATAAGTATTGGAAAAAATAATGTTTAACGAAATTGAAAATCTACAGTATGAAAATAAAGAAATAAAATTTTATACACCTACTAAAAAAACAGCTGGTAGAGTTAATAAAATTTTTAGAAAAGAACCAATAACTATTACTTGGATGAGTAATATAAAAGAAAATGAAATAGTTATTGACATTGGTGCTAATGTAGGTATGTACACTCTTATGTCGTGTGTAGGTAGAGGCGCTATCGTTTATGGTTTTGAACCTGAAGCAGCTAACTACAATTTACTACAACAAAATATTAGATTAAATAATGCGTCAGAAAAAATACAATCATATTGTGCAGGCGTTTTAGATTATGATGGTTATTCTTTTTTAAATATTGCAAAAGATAGAGATGTGGGGCCAGGAGGTTCTTGCCACACTGTTGAAGAACAAGTGAACTTTGATTTATCTCCTATGAATGTAATTTTTAAACAAGGTATCAATGTAATAAAGTTAGATACGTTTTGTGAAAAAATGAAAATAAAACCAGATCATATAAAAATTGATGTTGATGGTTTAGAACATAGAGTGATAAACGGAGCAATTGAAGCAATTAAAAATTCTAAAACGGTAATCGTAGAATTAAATACAAATTTAAAACAACATAATGATATTATAATTTTAATGAAAAATTTAAATTTTAAATTAGACGATAATCAAGTTAAAGAATCTCTTAGAAAAGGTGGAACTTTTTTAAATGTAGGTGAACATCTTTTTTACAAATAAATAAAGGTATTATGATAAACGTTTTTATAGGATACGACAGTAAAGAAAAGATAGCATATCACGTGCTAGCAGAAAGTATATTAAGACACAGTACAAAACCTGTGGCAATTACACCAATCTATCTACCAAATATTAAAGATGACTTTGTAAGAGAAAGAAACAATCTTTCATCAACAGAATTTTCATTTAGTAGATTTATAATACCACACCTTATGAACTACCAAGGTTGGGCTTTGTTTATGGATTGTGATATGTTAATGATGGCCGACATAGCAGAACTATGGAGATTAAGAGATGACAAGTATGCCGTTCAGGTATGTAAACACGATTATACACCTAAAGACGAAACAAAATTTTTAGGTCAAGTACAAACAAAATACGCAAAGAAAAACTGGTCTAGTTTTATGTTAATGAATTGTAAGAAGTGTACGACATTAACACCAGACTATGTCAATAAGGCCAGTGGATTAGAATTACACCAGTTTAAATGGTTAGAAAATGAAGAATTAATAGGTTCATTACCATTAGAATGGAACTGGTTGGTAGGTGAATATCCTTATAAGAAAGAAGTAAAAAACGTACATTACACAGATGGTGGGCCATACTTTAATGATTATAATACTTGTGATTATTCTTCAGATTGGTTTAACATTTATACTAACACGGTTAAAATTTGTATTCAAAAATGAGTTTATATAACGAATATTTAGAGCAAGCTAAAATAATGCACCAAGATCCTGAAGTTTGGAAAGGGCATATGATTAAAAGATATATGCCACAGATTAAACAAATAATAGAAGAAAAAAATATAGATACTATATTAGACTATGGTTGTGGAAAAGCAAAACACCATCCTGATAGTTGGAATAGTTATAAGTATGACCCAGCTATACCAAACTTTTCTGTTAAACCAGTAAAAGGTAGAAAATTTGATTTAGTATTATGTATTGATGTGTTAGAACATATTCCTGAAGAAAGTTTGCCTGATATTATAAAAGAATTATTTGACTATTCTAACAAATGGGTATTTTGTACAGCTGCTGTAAAAGAAGCAGGTAAAACTTTGCCAAACGGTAAGAACGCACACGCTACTGTTAAACCTGAAGAATGGTGGAGAGAACTATTTAAACCCTATAAAAATTATACTTTAGACTTTACAACAAAAAAACCTACAAAGAAAAAAAAATATTAATGAAAAAGAAAATATCGGTGTATTTACATACAACAACCGATTCAACATACAAGTCTATGTGGATGAGGGCATTTCATCAAGGAGTAAGTTATCATAATGATTGGGAATCTATTTTTGTTACAGATAATACAACCATAGATACTGAATACGCTTTTTGTTTTGCATATCAAGTTAAAGGTGATGTGAAGGCTAGTGATACTAGTTTAAGACGACAATGTATAGAAAAATGGGAACCTACTGGAAAAATATTTTATTTAGATAGTGATATATTAATATCTTATGATGGTTTTGAGTTAGCTAAAAAAACTATTGAGTTAATGACATCACAAGGTAAAAGATATGTTAGATTTCCTTATTCTTCTATTTACGCAAATAAAGCAAATTATTTTTTTGATAAAATAAAAACAAAAAAAGAAGATTTAATGAGAAGATGGGAAGAAATTAAAAGAATAAAAAATATAGAAGTAAAACCTTATGATAAGAAAGGTGATTATATATTAATAACCTGTAATAGAGGTTCAGAAGGATATTCGGCAGAAGGACTAAATGCTACAACTTTTGCAATAGATGTTATATCTGAATTAAAAAATCATACAAATAGGCCTATTGTAGTAAGATACCATAGAGCTAATTCAAAACAACAAGAAAAAGATATAGAAAATTTAGAGATATGGTTAAAAAATAATTCTATTAACAATGTTTCAATACAATCTAAACATAAAAACAATTATCCTAACAATTTAGAAGTAATAAAAAACAGTTATGCAGTAATAACTTATTCTTCATCATCAGCATCACCTGCTATAATAGAAGGCAAACCTTTATATGTGAAATCAAATAATTGTTATTTTTATGATATGAACTGTGGCGATTTAAAAGATATTGAAAATCCTTTAAATATACCTGATAGAGAAGAATGGTTTTTAAAATATGCAGGAACACATTATAATATTAAAGAAGTTGAAAGTGGTTATTTTTTTGGATTAGTTAAAGAATTTATATAATATGGTTATTTGTGTTGATAGAGTAAGAAAAAAAATTGATAAGATTTTAAATTTAATTTTTCAATCAAATTCATTAAATAATTTTATTAAAAGTGATACAATAGATATTAATAATAAAACACCACGTGCTTTTAGAGGAATTACACGTGTTGAAACTATTAAACAATGTATAGAAAATAATATTGATTTTTATTATGTAGATACAGGATATATGGGTTGTTATCCTAAAAAAAATTGGCATAGATTTGTAAAAAACAATTTTCAAAACCTATCACACCTTTCATATGTAGAGTTATCAAATCTTGTAGATATAAAATTATTAGAAAATAGATTTTTTGAAATTATGAAAATTAGATATAATGAATATAAACCTATCAAA